GATCCTGATGCCAAAGTACAGCCTTCAAAGTCAGACGAAACTAAGCCAGTGCCATCCACTCCTTCAACAAGTGTTCAACGAAGTAGTGAATGACTTTGACTGTACGATCTTTACAGGACAGCGCGATCAGGAGGAACAAGATGAGTTGTTCCGACAAGGTAAGAGTAAGGTCCAGTTCCCAAACAGTAAGCACAATCAATCTCCATCCCTCGCAGTTGATGCCGCCCCATACCCTATCGATTGGCATGATCGGGAACGTGCATCATACTTCGCTGGATACGTCCTCGGAGTAGCAAGGTCAATGGACATTACATTGCGATGGGGTGGAGATTGGGACCAAGACTGGCAAGTCAGGGATAACAACTTCGATGACTTGTGGCATTTCGAGTACGTTGGCCTCATATAGCGCCCACATTACATCAGCACTCATCTGATCATCTCCTCGATCTCATTCCGCAGGCCTTCCTCATCCTCTGGACCGCCACCCAGGAAATCGATCACGATGATCTTGACGGCTTTGGTATAGAAGGCGTCGAACTCGCCCTGATCCATCTTGGCAAAGCTGATGGACCCCGGCACCATCCTGATCTCGCCGTCAGGCAGGATCACAGGCTCGATCACACCCGTCACGATCTTGAAGGATTGTACCAGGGCCTCGGTGGTGGGGTAACGGTCCTGCAGGACTGATTGCCGGCGCACGAGGTCCATCATCTTCCAGAACTTGCGATGGTGTTTGATATTGCGAGGGACGATGATCTCGATCTCACAGGCGTTGTCATCGCCAATCTTCTGGAGCCGCTTTTGACACTCCTCATCTTCGGGCCAGAGGGCTCCACCTTTCTGGAGCATGAAGTGCTTGGTCACGCGAGCCTCTCGATCTCCCGGTCGAGATGCCAACGGGCCTTCTTGAGATCCTGGACGGGGTCACCGCCGGTGTGGAACCCGGGCTGGAAGGCTTCAATCACGTCAATGACCTCGATGTCATTTTACTGCATCCCTTACGTTCTGAACGGGGCTTTTCGAGGCGAACTCGATGGCGAGCTTAACGGCGTCTCGTTTGAGAACGTCTCTCTCGAACCGCTTCCATCCCAGCGTGTGTTGGCCGGCATGGTGACTGCGACAGAGACTGATGCACGTTGCATCATGCCATTTTTGGCTGGTGCCACCTTTGAGATGGGTCTTTCCCTCGGGCAGAGGGAGGGTGACGTGGGCAGCCTCGATCTGGGTGCTGTTACATTCCGGCACTGAACAGCCAAACCCCCTGATCCATTTCCGATGCCGGGGAAAGGAGCGCCTGGGCGAGGCGCTGTGTTTCCCGAGGCCCTTCGGGTGGGCCGGGCCTTTCGCCTTTTTCTTACGCCGCGCCGGAAGCATTCCGAGCCCTCGCCAGCGCGCTCTGGTATTCCTCGACCAGATGGTTGTAGCCCGTGGCCGAGGCAGCCTTGACCTCCTCCAGACGCGCTTGGTTCTGGGGGTTGTTGAAGGTCTGCTCGATGGCCCCCTCGTGCGGTGCGTGGCGGAGCTGGGTCCGCAGCGTGGTGGCCCAGCCGGCTAGCTCTGGTGAGATGTTGCCCACGGGGGCGGGGGCGGGCGCCTGGGGCTGTTGAGGCTCCTGGGGCGCATCGTTCCACCCCTGAGGTGGACCCTGGTCCTGTGGCGGCTGCCATGCCGGCTCCTGGGGCGCCTGTCCGCCATAGCCGGCCTGCACTGGCGTGGGCGACTGCGGTGGCGGGGTGAGCTGGTTCTGCTGGGGGCTGGCGTTGATGCCATCATCATCCTCGCCCTTGACCACGAGGCCCAAGATGGCAGCGTAGGTGTATCTTTTCGCATAGCTCATCGCCGCACCCTGCGCCTGATTGATATTGACGCCGCGATTGCCAGTGCCCCATGTGACGAGGAAGCCACCGTCAGAAATCCACTGGCCCGAGTTGTGGATTATCGTGGTCACCAGCAGCATGCTGTTGGGGGCCTCGTTGGGGAAGGTCCGCTGGACAACGCAGAGGCCGTTCTCCGCCAGGATGGGCCGGGCGACTTTGACGTAATCAGCGAAGTCGGCGTAATCCTTATTGAGGTGGGGGTTGAGTGCCGTCTTCTCGACGCTCGACACGGCGGCTTGGAAGGCCACCAGGGCGGGCGCAATCTTGCCCAGGTCGGTGGCTTTGTATTCTTCTTCGTTCATCACTGTTCTCCATCCAGAGGGGTTGCGGCGGTTGACGCCCTTTGCCCACTAGTAGCCCCGTGGGGGGTGGGCGGGAGGCAGGACGCCTCTCTTGGCCATTTGAACCCTGCATCGCAGGGGAAAGGAGACGGCCACCTGACCCCGCCGCTGGCCGGGCCAAAAGCCCCGCCCTTGTTAGCGTCCTGTCGCGCTCGTGTGTTCGTAAATCCTCGCGCCGGCAAGCTCAGTCCCGCCGGCCTTGACGAAGGAGCGAATGGCCTTTTCGAGGGCGTCCTCGCTGATGTGCTGGCGGAGGGCTTCGAGGTCGAGGGCCTCGCGTGAGATCAGCTCACCCTTCATCGTGGTGGTCAGGCTGACCACGGAGCCACGCTGGCCACGGGTGCGAGATAGCTCTGCATTGCTGGCCTCAGCGGCCTCCTTGGCGCGTCTCGCAGCCTCCTCAGCGGCTTGGGCCTTCTCGGCGGCGACAAGGGCGTCATCGACCTCGGTCTCGGTCTCCATCGCGGCCTCGGCCTCGGCGGCTTTCTTCGCAGCCTCGGCAGCGGCCTCACGGGCCTCCTTCTCAGCGGCCTCGCGCACCTTGCGCTCCTCAAGTGCCTTGGCCTGCCCATAGACCGTGAGGCGCTGCATCAGCTCGTCCTTCAGTTTCCGCATTGGCTCAACGAGCTGGGCCTTGAAGAAATTGTCCACGATGCGACCGTTGGTCAGGTACGGCTCTTTCTCTTTTTTGTGAGCGGCCTCCCCACTTTTGATGACGGCGGCGAACTGCTTGGCAAAATCGCCAACCTTGCCGGCGGTCTCGTCATCCTCGATCACCGTGGGCGAGCGAGAGAACGCGACGGTCAGCTCCTGGGCACGAGCCAGCTCTGTCTGGTAGTTTTCGCGCAGGCCTTCGAGGACTGGCGAGGGCGGATCATTGTGTCCGATTTCGGGGGCATCACTCATAATTGTCTCCTTCATCCGCTGGTTAGAATACAGGTGCGTCAGCAAGCGGGTCAACCGGCATGTTGGCTGCCGGGGCGGAAGGCGCCGAGGACTGCGCGAACAGGGCAAAATATTCCTCGGCGCTAATCGGGTTGCCGGCCAACCATGTCCACTCCTTGAACACGTCTACCGGCCTGCCATTGACGAAGCAGCAGAGCGTATCGTCTGAAGCTAGCTCGCCGGTCTCGGGGTCGATGTCTCCTGGCTCCATCCAGATGACTGCCGGCACCCAGGGTCCGCCGCGCACAAGGCGACGACGATAAAAACCTGACAGCGGCTCGTCTTCATGGATACCTGTCATGGTAGGTGGACCCAAGTTTCTTGTCGTTTCATGATTTACTCATACTCAGGCACCCCACAGGGGCCGCAGAAGCCCTTGCGACGGGTGTAGCAGCTCCCCTGAGGCTCGACCCAGTGGGCAGCCTTCTTGATCATGGGGTTGCCCTCGGCGCCCTTGGCCTCCATCAGCTCCGCACCCTGAAACTGGTAGCCATCAGGGATGAGGATGATGCCGGCGCGTCCGTCTTCGGCAACGAGGGCGCCCTTGTTCTCGCAGGCGATGGTTATGGGCTTGGGCAGCTTCTGGCCCCAGCGCCAGCCCATGCAGGCCGAGGCGCGGCAGGCGTTTTCACCGTGGGGTTCGCGGTGGCAGGCCTGCTCGATGGCTTGTTCTTGCGTCGAGTACATTCCTATCTCCTGGCTTCGCGACGAACATCGCTGAGTGAGTTCCGCACGGCCCTATGATCACTGACCGGGCCGCGACTGATGGTGACCATCCTGGCCTCGCCGCTGAGGCTTTGGAACCTCAGTTGACGGTGCCGCGCACGGTCACAGATTTCCCAGTCTCGAATGCCGAGAGTGGTCAGTTCTTTGGTCAATCGCTTGAGGTGCTTGTCCATTGTCTCCCTCTGGGTTGGTTGCCTCCCACCCCAGAGTGGGATCGGGGCGGGAGGCGAGGCCGGTCGGCCCCTGTGGCTGCGTCGCAGCCGTTGCCAACATATGTGCATCTTTGCGACGGCGTCAAGAAAAAAGTTGACATTGTCGCGAGAAAGCGCATGTTGCAATGATGGACAGAGAAATCGAAGACATCAGTCGGCGCATACGTCTCCTCACGATGAACCCCGACGCAGTCTCGAAGCGGGCCGGCATCGCACGCTCGACGCTGCGCCGCTGGCTCTCGGGGGCTACCCTACCAACCCTTGCCGTGCTGCGAAAGGTGCAGGGCGCGCTCGATGAGATAGAGCAGGAGCGCGTGGATGGCTGACTGGAAGGTCGCTCATCGCATCTACTTGCCGGCGATACCGCCTCCGCTCTCGGCCTGTTTTACTGACCCCGGTCGTGGAAAGCGGGGCCGGGTAAAAACGAAACGGTATAGAGAGTGGATCAAGCTCTGCTTCGAGAGCTTCTTGTCACGCTATGGCGACATCCCAGGTGAAGACGTTGAAATCTTAGCTGGAGATGTGAAGGTCACCTACCTCTTCGAGCGCCCTGACCGGCGGAAGAGAGACCTCGGTAACTTGGAGAAGGCAGTCAGTGACCTCCTCACCGACGTCTTCATCGTGGACGACAGTCAAATTGTTCACATGACGTTGATGTGGAATGAGCGGCAGTCGGCACCCCTGGAGATCATTATCGAGGCGCGGGCATGAGGATCGCTCACATCCAAGCCGAGACGGCCAAGGCATTCGGCGTGCCGGTCAGCATCATGGCCGGGCGTGGGCGCTTGGGAAAACACTGCGAGGCACGGAACGCTGCGATGTGGCTGGCGTGGCAACTACTCAAGTGTGGCACCAGCCACATCGGGCGCGAGTTCATGCGCGACCCGGCAACGGCCCTCTCAGGCATTCAGCGTGCCGGCGACCTTATGGAGCGGCGTGCCGAGTATCGTGCCACCATCATGGGCCTACGCCGGCAGCTTGGCAATGAGTGCGTCTGCGAACTGACTATTGAGGCCGAGGGTGTTGTCCACGATGTGATCGATGAACTGATGCCCGCCTTTGTTGATAGCGTGATCGAGGGTGTGATGAGGAGGATGAAGGATGGATGACCTCTTTGATTATACTCCGTCAATTAAAGTGGCGGACCTTGTGATGGGACGGAGGCCCCCCATCAACAAGTGTGAAAGACAGTGGCTTGAGTTTCATCAAAAGAACCCTCGCGTATATGGTCTGTTTGATCGGTTCGCTAGGATGATGCTGGACCGTGGATATAAGAACGGGTCGGCCGGGGCCGACATCCGCGAGGTCTACGCCGAGGCCAAGGGCACCGGCTTCGACACCAAGGCCATGCGGGCGGTGATCCGTCTACGGAAGATGGACGCCGACGCCAGGAGCGAGATGGAGGCCCTCGTGCATCTCTACAAGGATGCGCTGGGGATTGGGTGATGCTTACTGGCGTGGGGGCGGGTGATCCCCGCCCCACCAACCTTTATCGGCACTATGATAGCGAGGGGACGCTCCTTTATATTGGGGTGTCGCTGAATGCAATCGTCCGCCTATCCCAACACAAAACCGCCTCGGGCTGGTTCGAGCAAATATCTCGCGTTGAGATAGAAAAGTTTCCCTCTCGGGCTGCGGCTCTGAATGCTGAGACTGAGGCTATTAAGCGGGAAGACCCGCTGCATAATGTGCGCCTCGTTGCCACCCCTCCCCACCCGTCTCATGTTGCTGCTGACAGGGCGTCAGAAAGCAGGGAATATCTTCTCGGGCGGGTCGTGGAATACCACCCCCTATACAGCGTTGATGATCTGTGCCGCGTTCTGGATTGCAGGCCGGCGCTGGTGCGGCAGCTTATTCAGAGCAGGGAGCTTGGGCATGTACTGATCCCCTCACGGAATGGGACAGGGAAGGTGCGTCAACTGGTCACCGGGTGGCAATTGATTGATTACCTGGAGAAGGCGCAGTCTGATGCGGTGAGCGCGGGGGAGGAGGAGGCATTAAGAAGGCGGAGGGAGATGATGCCAGCATTAGAACTGCTTGCCTCTAAAAATTCTTGACCTCCGCCTACATAGTAGACTAGCGTCTAGGGGCTGGGTCATGGGTTAGCTCCCCATGGTCCCTACGGATTGAACCTCCTGCCTGCATCAGGGGGGACGCCCAGCCTCTTTAACCGCCCGTGCAGGAGGCAACAAATGTCTGAATATCCATCTCTACCGTTGTGGATCGACGCTTACACCAGCGACACCCACCATCTTTCTTTTGCAGAACATGGCGCCTATCTCGGCATCCTGATGCTGATGTGGAAGACGCCCGAGTGCCGGGTTCCAAATGACCCGGCATGGCTCCAGCGGAAGCTGCGGGCGACCGATGATGAATGGCAGAATTTGATCCTACCCATCATCTCGGAGTTTTGCAAAACGGACGGCAACTGGATCACCCAGCCGCGTCTTTCCAGAGAGAGAAAATTTCTCGACAAGCAACGGAAGCAGCGGAGGGCTGCCGCTAAGTCACGGCACAATAAGAATAAAATACCTTGCGAAAAGCCTACGGCTCCGCAGCCTTCCCGCACTGCACCTACACCTACACCTACACCTACACCTATTGAAGAAGATGTTCCTTCGGAACATCCCGCCGGCACTCCCTTCGGTCACGAGCTTCGGGCCTCGACCTGGGATAGTGGCAAGCTGGTAGTCGGCCCCGGTCTAATCGGTAAGGCCGTGAAGGCTGGGATGGATGATGCTGCCGTTCTTCGGGCCGTAGCGGCCAGCGCCGACAAAGACAATCCTCGGGCATTTTTTGCGGCTTGCGTCCGTGACTTCGAGCCGGTCACCAAGTTATCCTTCGTGGAGCGGGAGGCGTTGGCCGAGAGGACGGCCCTCCTCCAGGGGATCAGGGATGAGGCGGAGTTTTGGAATGAGTGACATCACAGAGATCAAGCGGATGCTGGCGGATCGTGCGCTGGCCGTGGGTGAGAAGCTCCTCCCCGGCGGCAAGCTGGTTGGCCACGAGTTCGAGGCCGGCGACACTGACGGCGGGCCGGGCAAGAGCCTGAGGGTCAACACCCGCAACGGGCTATGGAGTGACTTCGCCACGGGCGAGGGGGGTGACCTCATCGACCTGTGGATGGCATGCCGGCGCCTGACCGTGGTCGAGGCCCTCGATGAGGCCAGGGCCTACCTCGGCGTCGAGCAGCCCAAGTTCGCCAGGAGCGAGCGCGTCTGGAAGAGACCGGCCAAGCCACGCTGCACGGCCACGCAATTCATGTCCCAGGTCAGCCAATATCTGACCGACCATCGGGGCATTCCGCTCGATGTGCTGGAGCGGTACAAGGTGGCCGAGGACGGCGGCGACATCATCTTCCCGTTCATGCGCGGCGATGAGCTGATCATGGCCAAGCGCCGGCCAGCGGTCGATGGCGGGAAGCCAAAGCCCACCGAGGCCGAATGCGAAAAAATCCTCTTCGGCTGGCAGGCCCTGCCGCTCAACGCGACCGAGGTAACCATCACCGAGGGTGAGATAGACGCCCTTTCCCTGGCCACCTACGGTATCCCGGCAATGAGCGTCCCGTTTGGCGGGGGAGGCGGCAACAAGCAGGACTGGATTGAAAATGAATTTGAGGCATTGCAGCGGTTCGAGGTGATCTACCTCGCGCTCGACAGTGACGCCGAGGGCGAGGCTGCGACCATCGAGATCACGAAGCGCCTCGGCGCCCATCGTTGCCGGGTGGTGAAGCTCCCGCTCAAGGACGCGAACCAATGCCTCACCGAGGGTGTGCCGGCGGAGGTCATCTGCCAGTGCATCGCGGATGCCGAGACCCTCGACCCCGAGCAGCTCCAGCGCCCGCCGGTCTACGGTGACAAGGTCATCGAGCTGATGCACCCAGGCGAGAACACCTACCTCGGGCAGACGCTGCCCTTCAGCCAGACCTCGGGGAAGGTCCACTTTCGTGATGGCGAACTCAGCTTGTGGTCTGGCGAGAGCGGGAGCGGCAAGAGCCAGCTCCTCGGGCAGTGCATCTGCCACTGGCTATCGAGGGGCGCGAGGGTGTTGCTGGTCAGCCTGGAGATGGCGCCGGCCCAGACGCTGAAGAGAATGGTGAAGCAGTCCACGGGTGGGCATAACCCGAGCGAGCCGGTGATCAGGCATGCCTTGGAGTGGCTGGGTGACGGGCTGCTGATCTACGACCATGTCGGCAAGGTCAATATCCCAGCCATGCTCGAAGCGTTCGATTACGCCAGGGCGCGTTATGGCTGCACCACGTTCGTGATCGATAGCCTGATGAGGTTGGGGGTCAAGAGCGATGACTATGTCGGGCAGGAGGAGTTGGTCTTCCAGCTCGTGGACTGGGCCATCGAGAAGGGCGTTCATGTCCACCTCGTGGCCCACACGCGGAAGCGCGGCCAGAACAATGCCGGCGCCCCGGTCCAAGACGATGTGAAGGGCGCGGCGGAGCTGGTGCAGAACTCGTTCAACGTGCTGTTGATCCATAGAAATCGCAAGAGAGAGGACGCGCTCGACAACCCCGAGCTTCCCCCTGAGGAGCGCGAGGAAATCATGGGTCAGGCCGGCGTCAGGCTCTCCGTGGTCAAGCAAAGGAATGGCGACTGGGAAGGAAAGCAGCGGCTGTGGTTCAATCAGGAAAATTATCAATACCGCGACACTGTTGAAGAACCACTCCACACGCCGTACTATGTGCGGCTCCCTCAAGCAGCGGAATAAGGATGAAGAGTGATGGCAGACGGAGTTAACAAGGTAATCCTGTTGGGCAATCTCGGGCGCGACCCCGAGGTGCGGACCTTCAATGACGGCACCCAGGTGGCGAACATTTCGCTAGCTGTGGGGTCGAGCTGGAAGGACAAAAATTCGGGCGAGAAAAAGGAGAAGACCGAGTGGGTCCGCGTCAGCGTCTTCGGCCCTCTCGCCGGCATCGCCGGGCAGTACCTCCGCAAGGGGTCCAAGGTCTACTTCGAGGGCAAGATGGAAACCCGCAAGTATCAGGACCAGTCGGGCCAGGACAAGTACAGCACCGAGGTGGTGGTTCGTGGCTTCGGCGGTGAGATGCGGATGCTCGACCCGGCACCCCAGCAGGGGCAGCAGCAGCAACAGCAGCAACAGCAGGCACCCCAGCAGCAGCAGGCCCAACAGCAGCAGTGGCATGGTATCGCCGTCGAGCCAGCGACGCACTGGGGTGGCCAGCAGCCTCAGGGGCAGCCTCCGCAGCAACAGCAGCAGCAGGGTCAGCAACAGGGGCAGGGTCAGGCTCCGCTGAATGAGCTGGAGGGTGATCTTATCCCTTTTAATTGACCTGTCTTTCCCTTAGAATGGGGGCTTGAGTAACCCCTGGAGGGACAGGAAGATGAGTGAGAAGCAATGCTTCAAGTGCGGTGAGGTCAAGTCCCTCGCTGAGTTCTACAAGCATAAGGCAATGGCGGACGGGCATCTCGGGAAGTGCAAGGACTGCACCAAGCGAGATGTTCGTCTCCACCGGAGGGGCAATGAGAGCGTCCGTGAGTATGACCGGCTTCGCAGCAAGCGGCCAGAACGGATGGCGGCATCTCGGGCCAATACGGAGCGGTGGCAAAAGGCTCACCCCATTGCGTACAAAGCGCAGACGGCGGTTGGCAACGCGGTGCGGGATGGACGGCTGGAGAAGGGGCCGTGTGAGGTTTGCCAAAGCACTTCACGCATCCACGCGCACCATGATGATTATTCAAAACCGCTGGAGGTGAGGTGGCTATGCGCGAAGCACCACCATCGGCATCACGCCTCGGCGGACACTGGTTAGACCCAGGTTGGGTCCGCCGACGCCTTCACCTGATAGGTGCCGAGGATGCCACCGAGGGGATGTTGGCGCCCATCAAGGCACGCCAGAACCCTCTCCTCCGTCTCCAGAAAAACGGCCTATTGAGCGAGGCTCACCTCTGGGCTGCCGATGAGATCGAGGAGGTCTTCGAGGCTATCTCAGCCAGCTACTTTCCTCGTCGCCCCCACCTGGGTGGAGTTAAGGTCAGCGGCTCCCCTGTCGAGCGGCTGCCGGCGTCAATGCTTGAGCCATTCAATAATTACCGCCCTTGGGCAGAAGAGACTGGGTCAATGGAAATCACGCCCGAGGTGACCGTCCTGGGCGCCACGCTCCATGCCGTGGTGGACGGCTGGCGCCTCAGGGACATCGAGCGGCTGTGCGAGAAGGCGCAGGGTCACGGGTATGCTGGTGCTATGCTTCAAGATAGCCTCGACAGGTACGTTGAGCATGCGGGATGGTAGGGGTGGGCAAATTTCCCCACCTGTAACCTATTGATATTACAGACTTTTCCTTATGGGAAAAATAGGTCAAAAAAATGCCTAATTATCCCATTTAGATGTTGCAACGATGCGACATCGTCCCTATATATGAGGGGCACAAGGGAGAGAGAACATGACCACCGCGAAATTCCAGACCGAAACCAAATACGGCTCGCCGCTCAACAACATCAAGATCAATGGCCGCGAGTACACCGTCAGCCGCATCACCGAGATCACGAAGCAGGCCGATGGCTACACCTTCACTGGGCTGGCCAACGGTTCGCCTTTTGAAATTTACGGCGGCAAGAAGTCTGGCGGAGCGGCCAACGAGTGGTTCGTTGAGTGGCCGGCAGCTTTCTCCAGCTACATCCGTGCGACCAGCTTGGTCGATGCCGTGAAGCTGATTGAGGGCGCATAGGCGCCTTCGGCATCAACCCCAACCCAGGAGACAGACAGATGACCGACCTCAACATGAATGATCCGAAAATTGAACTGGAACTCGCCCGTCGAGGCGCCGCCAACTGGTACGCGGACAGCACGAGCAGCCTCGACCTGATGATGAGCCGTATCCAGAAGACCAGGGACAAGCTGGAGACTTTGGGTGATGACCCTGAGGCCGCGCTGGCTATCATGATGGCTATTTCCGAGTTGATGGATGAGTTCCATGTGGCCTCTGGCAAGCTGAACGTGGCCTTCGGTATCGATACCGTTGCTCGCCTCGCCCAGTCTCATGCGAGGGTCCAGGCCGCGTAGCCTGCCCACCAATCTCAACCCAGGAGACAGATAGATGACTACAGTAAAATGGAACGGTTACGGATGGCAGGCATCAACCAAGCGACAGGTCCGCATCAAGGCCGGCGTTCGACCTTATGGCGGACGGCTCGTTGATGTGGTCAGTGAAAACGAGCGCGAGGTCACGGTGATACCGCCGCATCCGGTGAAGCCTATCGAGCGGGTGTATCAGAGGGATGAGATTGAGGAACTGGGGGGCCGGAAATAAGGGCTTCTTTCCCGAAAGAAAAGTGTTGCATCTTTGCTCCAAAGCTCCTATATAGAAGGGGAAGGAGAAACCCAGATGACCGCACCCATCCGCAAGATCATTCACACCACGGGCGCCCCCGACCGCAGCACCGCCCGCATGATCCGTCGCTCCGGCAAGATCACCTCCGCCACCCTGGAATGTGGCCATGAGTTGTGGGCCAACGCGGGCGATGTCAGGCAGGGCAAAATGTATTGCTTCGATTGTTTTTACAACAAGCCCGTCACGGGCAACGCCCAGATCACTCTCGACATGCTTGGCCTGACCGCCGTCCAGTAACCACCCCAACCCAGGAGCCATCTGATGCAGTACAACATCCCCCGCGCCAACCTCAGCCACCTGCGGAAGCGGATCGAGAAGATCTCCCGCAAGGCCGAGAAGCTGGGCTGCGAGCCCGTCACCCTGACCGAAGGCGAGACCTTCACCACCGTGAAGCTGCCGGGTCAGGATGCTTTCAACACCACCTCGACTGAGAAGATCGAAGAGGCCTCCCGCAGCGAGGGCGCCTCCATCCGCACCTACACCAAGGTCACGGTCGAGGGTGCCGCACCGCAGATCAAGGGCTGGACCCTGATCGCCGCGCTCGATCACAAGAGCCACTCCGAGACCATCGTCAAGACCACCGTCGATGATCTGCCGGTCAAGTACCGCCAGCACGACGGTTCCTGCGACCACTGCCAGACCAAACGTCGCCGCAACGACACCTACGTCCTGCGGAACGATGCCGGCGAGACCAAGGCCGTTGGCCGGCAGTGCCTGAAAGACTTCCTGGGCTACAACGATCCCCAGAAGGTTGCTGAGTGGCAGACCTTTCACAAGATCGTGGACATCTGCCGCGATGCCGAGGAGTGGGGTTGGGCCGGCGAGCGTGTCAATCCCGAGATTGGCCTGGAGCGGTTCCTGGCCCAGACCAGCGCCTGCGTCCGCAAGAATGGCTGGGTCTCTCGCGGCGCTGCCAGGAACATTCCTGAGTACACTGCCACTGCTGACACCGCCTGGGGCCAGTTCTTCCTCTCCCCGGAGCAGGTTGCCAAGGGCATCAAGATCCATACCGATGAGAAGGACATCGAGGTTGCTCGCGATACCATCCAGCACATCGCCTCCCGCGAAGTCCGCAGCGATTTCGATCACAACCTCAGCGTCGCGCTCAAGGATGACTTCGTGACCTACGCCACTGCCGGGATCGTCGCCTCAGCCATCAGCGTCTACCAGCGTTGGCAGGAAGCGGAGATCAAGAAGGCAGTCGAAGCCGCCCGCCGCGAAGCCCGCCCCAGCAGCCACATCGGAGAGGCCAAGCAACGCCTGGACCTGGGCGAGGTCACCCTGGTTCACAAGTCCTGGCATGACAGCCAGTGGGGCAGCACCGCGCTGCATCGCTTCGAGGACGCCGATGGCAACGTGATCATCTGGTGGGCCTCGGGCTCTGGTTCTGCCGCTGACGTGCTGGAGCAAGGTGACACCGCCCATGTGACGGCGACCGTCAAAAAGCATGACGACTACAAGGGCACGCCGCAGACGGTGGTGACCCGCCTGACGATCCACGAGGAGGCGGCTTAGGCCGTCTCCATTTTTTTACACAATCTTCCGACAAACCAAGGACTGTCGGAAGATAAACAGGAGATGATGTGATGTCCGACTTCAAAGCAACAGACCACGGCACTGTGGTGGGGTTCGCCCCTCTCACTGAAGCCGCCCAGGAGTTCCTCGATGAGAACGTCCACATCGAGGACTGGCAGTGGGTTGGCCAGCAGTTCTATGTCGACCACCGCCCCGCCCAGAACCTGATCGACGGTATCGTGTCGGCGGGTCTGTCGGTAGGAGGGTGATATGACCATCCTGAAGCACAACGAATACGACCGCCTCCTCCGCGAACTCTGGTACGACGAGGTTCACGGAGACAACGGCCTCGCCCCCGGCGATGTCGGCTCGAACCCCAATGCTCGCATTGCCCGTCACAACCACCTCGAACGCGCCCTTCATGAGGGCTGGGCCGAGGTGCGCTACAGCGGCCCCCGTGGCGGCAGGCGCTACCACTCCGTCAAGGCGGTGAAGGCTGAGGCGGCGAACGATGCCTGACACCTTCCGCAAGGTTGTCCGCTGGATAGAGCAGGACCACGATGGCCTCTGGTGCGTTCGCGAGATCAACTACGGCAGGCAGATTGCCTGGGCGCACCATGACCAGCCGACGATGTCCATCGGGACTGGCCATGTCTATACGCCGGTCAGGTCGAGCAAGCTGGAGGGGGCCGTGGCCTTCCTTCGGCAGTTTGACAAGACCCCCCTTCAAGGAGGATAATTCGGCATGTGTATTGTCTGCGACGTGAAGGAAGTCATCGCTGAAATCGAGGCCTCGAACGATGCCACGAGGGTGGCCATGGACTTTCTGGCCGACAGCTACATCGACCTGATGGATCACTCCATCGGGGATGCGAAGGAGGGCATGGCCGGCGAGCTTTACGCCTCCCTGCTCGAAGGTGCCGAGGTGCTGGCCGTCGAGCGCAAACGCAACGCCGAGCTGATGGCGAAGCTGAACGGCATGGATGGCGTCGAGGCTATCTACTCAGATGAGGATGACCACGATGGCCATCGTCCAACGGTTCATTAGGAAAATCACCATGAGTGAAATCGAGTTCGCGAAAATTGGCGACGGCTATGATGTACTTGCCGGCGGCAAAAAGATTGGCGCCGTAGCGCGCCTCGGCTCCAAGGAGTGGGAGGCCACCCAGAACGGCATCAGCACGGGCGGCTACGAGACCCGGCAGATGGCGGGGCAGTTTCTCCTCGGCAACGCCGACACCGTCCCCGATGAGCCGGATGCCGTGGTCGATGAGACCAACGACAGCAAGGTCTATCGGGTCATCAAGGAGGCCAAGGCAAAAGACCGGATGGTCAACGCCCGCGAGGTGGCCAAGAAGTCCGGCCTCGATTTGCTGGCGGTCAGGGTCATCCTGATGCGCCTCCACCAGCGGGGCCGCATCATCCGCCCCAAAGCGATGAGGTATACGATCAAGTAGACCGACCTACTGAAGGGATGAGTGATGTCATCAAGCAACCTATCTCCCGGTGTCCATGAGGGGATGATCCCCGGCAACCGGCCACAAGACCAGGACTGGGAAGATCTCTGGGCCTGGATTGGCAAAATCGACATCGATGCACACGATCTCCTGCTACTGGTTGTTGACTGGTGTCGGCAGAACGACATAGAAGAGCATTGGAAGATTAGCCATGGCAGAGACAGCGAAGAAGAAAGCCAATCGATCCAAGGCCATGAAGGCAGCTTGGGCGAGACGGAAGAAGAGGGAAGTTGAGGTGAGGCAAAAGTCGGACCTCACACCCAAGCAGGCGGCGTTCATTCAGGAGTACCTGATCGACCTCAATGCGACCCAGGCGGCAATCCGCGCCGGGTACAGCAAGAAGACGGCCTACCAGATGGGCGCGGAGAACTTGAGGAAACCTCAGATAATGGCGGCAATCAAGGTCGCTCAAGGTAAGAGGGCGGAGAAAACTGAGGTTAGTGCCGCATGGGTACTGGAGAGCCTTGTGAATGTGGCCAATCGATGCATGGGCGAGGAGCATTACAACGCGGCAGCGGCCAGTCGAGCCCTGGAGCTTGTGGGCAAGCACCTCGGCATGTTCGTGGAGCGGAAACAGATCGATGTTCGCGACCTAAGCAAGCTCTCGGATGCAGAGCTTCAAGCCATTCTCGATGACGAGATAGATGCAGCCACAGCTTTAGCCAGACACTATGCAGGCGCCCCAACAGTTCACTGACACTCGTGAGGTTCGCGAGGAGAAGGTGTTGGTCAAGTTACTCTTAGGCCAGCGTCAGAAGCGCAAGAAGTATCGGCGCAAGCCGCCCCGCTTCTGGCGCGACTGTGTGAAGATCAAAACGAAGAAGGGTGAGGTCATTCCCTTCGTGATGAACCGTGCCCAGGTGGTTGTACACGAGGCCCTGGAGAAGCAGAAGCGCGAGACGGGTAGGGTCAGGGCACTGATACCTAAAGCGCGTCAGCTTGGCGTCTCAACCTATGTGGCGGCACGCTTCTATGCCAACACCACGCTCAATGAAGGCCGACGTACCTACATCCTGACGCACGAGGATCAAGCCACCCAGGAAATGTTCCAGATGGCCGGGCGCATTCACGCCGGTGTGCCGGATGGCATCAGGGCGGAGGCCTCGACCGACAACGCCAACGAGATGGACTTCGCCGCCATCAGCAGCGGCTATCGCATTGGCACAGCCAGGACGAAAGCTAAGGGGCGCGGAGGCACTGTCCAGAACTTTCATGGGTGTCTTGCTGAGGGTACTCTTGTCGTGGACCCACTCACAGCGCGGTTGAGGGAGATCGAGACCTATCGTGTTGGTGATTTGGTGAGAACGCATACTAATGAGACTGCGCCTATATCTCACATCTCCACAGGAATGAAGGAGTGTGTCACTCTGATGATGAAGGGGCTGACTAACTTCCCCCTTACCCTCACAAACAACCACCGCCTTTGGACGCGGACTGGCTGGGCGAAGGCTGGAGCTTTAGATGAGGGGGATGTGGTTGGCTTTCCTGTGCGCGAGATCCATCACGATATTACCCACCTCCCCTTTAGAGTTGAGGGAGGATATCGCCCGCAAGGAGGAGGCAGTCAGCCCTCTGGCCCAGCCGCCGTCGAAACAGACCATAACCTTGGTCGAGTGGTGGGGCTGTATCTAGCTGAGGGGTCAATCAAAAGACAACAGACGGGACAGAGGAGGCCGGCGAGTGTAGATTTTGGAGTCCATGAGGATGAAGTCGAAAGAACCATTGAGTGGCTTCAGGCATTGGGGGATTGCTGCACCTCAATAAAAGCTCGTCAAGCCAAGGACACAAAAACCGTCCATGTGGTGTCTCGTGGTAGATCGTTCGCAGAGTTTATAGAAGGTTTGGTTGGTTCAACGGATGCAAAAAGGTTACCGGAGTATTGGTGGTTGATGGGTAAGGAGTTTGTGAGGGGTATGGTTCATGGCTATCTATCTGGTGATGGTCATTTCGCTGCCAAAAGAGATCGTCGCATCTCAGCCACATCAATACGGGAAGCTATTTCTATTGGGATGCGTGATGCTATAGCTTCCCTTGGTTATGGTTGGGCAGCTATAGCATACAAACCCCCAGGCATCAGGTATGGGCGAGAGGAGCGGCCCGCATACATTCTTCGTCTCACAGGGGAGGGTGTGGAGCGATTAAGCCAAGAGTGTGGAAAGCCTTATGTTAAGCGCCAGCGCCCAGACAGGGGCAACTACGGTACGATTAGGGTGGAAGATGGATACGCATGGATGCCCATCGTGTCGAAGGTTGTTGCCGGCATGAAACGCATCTTCGACTTTGAGGTTAGTCACAAGGACCACTCCTTCTGCCTCCTCCAGGGTGCCAGCCACAACTCCGAGATGGCCTACTGGGCCAATGCCGGCGACCACATGGCTGGCGTGATGCAGTCGATCCCCGAGGAGGACGGCACCGAGGTCATCTTCGAGAGTACGGGGGCCGGCATCGGCAACCTCTTCTACGACCTCTGCATCGAGGCCATGGAGGGGAACGGCGACTTCATCCTGATCTTCCTGCCGTGGCATCTCGATGACGACTACCGGCGCACGCCTCCCGAGGACTGGGTGCCGGCGAGCGAGTGGCTCGACTACGGTGCAATGCATGACCTCGACCCCGACCAACTCTACTGGGCTTGGAACAAGAACATCGTCTTGGCCAAATCGTGTGGCGGCTCGACCGAGGAGCCCTCGTGGCTGTTCCGTCAGGAGTACCCGGCGACCCTCGATGAGGCCTTCCAGCTTGTCACCGACGACAGCTTCATCCGACCCGAGATCGTGCTGGCGGCGAGGAAGGCGAGCTTCCCGGCAGCCAACGAGATCATGCCGGTGATCCTCGGGGTCGACGTGGCTCACGGTGGCAACGACAAGACACGCATCCTCGACCGCCATGGCAGGCGCCTGGGCAGTCTCGTCAACGAGACCTGGGATGAGAGCGATGAGATGGTGATGGCCGGCATGTTGGCCCAGAAGATCGATGAACTCACCGACATGGGGCGGGGGCCGAAGGCGGTCAACATCGACACCACGGGTGGTTACGGTGCCGGCCTCGCTGATCGCCTGCTGGAGCGCGGCTACAAGATGGTCAACAAGATCAACTTCGGTCGCAGGGCCAACAACGTTGATAAGCACGCCAACATGCGGGCGCAGATGTGGGACGACCTCAGGGCGTGGCTGGAGGACGGGGCCGACATCCCCGACGATGAAAAGATCCAGATGCACTTCTGTGCCCCGAAGTCGAAGCCCGACAGTGGTGGCAGGCTGCTGCTGGAGGCCAAGGAGAAGATCAAGAAGCGCCTCAAATTTTCACCGGATGCCGGGGACGCTGCTGGACTGACCTTCGCAGTTGCTGTATACGCAGAGCCTAAGAAGATGGATCGATATGAGAGGGCAGCAGCGAAGAGTAAAAGGGGCTCTTCCTGGGCTGCCTAGACGGATGAGTGATGACCGAGATGATCCAGAAGGTGGCCACCGCAGACCTTGTGGTAGCGTTCCCAGGTGGAAAGGGCACTGCCATGATGGTGAGGGTTGCGGAGAAAACTGGTGGGAAAGTACAGAGGGTGACAGAAGGCTTGTAACCAGCTACACTTCCCGCCTCCAGCCAGGAGAACGGCATGGGCTTACTCTGCAAGGTGCTTGGTCACAAGTTCGAGGCGCTCCCCCTCTCGGGAGGTGTCGTTCGTTGTGTGCGCTGTCAGACCAAGAGCCTCTCGATCACGGAGCAGATGAAAAAGATAGCGCAGGGTGAGATTGAGTACGCCTCACGGGTCAGTGCCGTCACCTCACCCCTCGAAGGTGTTTCCGAGGAGGAGTTCACAAAGGCCCGGCGTGAGGCCCATGAGGAGGGTAAGGCACCCCCACCGCTGGGGGTGAGCATGCTGGGCCTTATCGGGGAAGACGGGAAACAACTCCCAGGAATGACGTGGCCTCCAGGCTCTCTCCCTCGTGCTGGTGAGGGCGACTTATTTGCAGTGCGCATTATTAGGGTTCGCGCCCTCCTCGCAGATCGCAACACCACCATCTCCAAGCTCCGCTCCAAAAACGAGCGCCTCTGGCGCCGGCAGCGCCGGCTGCATAAGGAGATCAAGGAGCTTCACGAGATGATCGATGCGGTCCCCCATGAGGTGAGGATGGCGTGTCTTAAGGCGACAGTCGAGGATGTAGCAAAGGTCGAGGGTATGATGTCTTGGCCATGGCTCGTCCCGGATGACGACGACGTGGTGAAGGACCAGACCCTTGTTGGAGGCACAGCCTGATGCCCCTTGCTGACGACGAACTTATCAATCAAATTACCCGCAACCGCAAGCGAGCCGAGAGCCATTCAGGTGACTGGCGCAGCGAGGCCAGGATGGCTTTTGACATGGTTGCCGGCGAACAGTGGGATGACAAGGACAAGGCCCTCCTAACAGAGCAGCTTCGACCCGTGATCACGTTCAACCGCATCGGCCCCGTGGTTGATGTCGTTGCTGGCATGGAAGTCGGCAATCGACAAGAGGTCCGATACTATCCCCGCGAGGAGGGTGATGCTGCCGTCAACGAGTTGTTCACAGGCGCAGCGAGTTGGGTTCGAGACCTTTGTGATGCCGAGGATGAGGAGAGTGACGCCTTCCTTGATTGTGTCACATGCGGCATGGGGTGGACCGAGACCCATCTGGAGTATGACGTTGACCCTGAAGGCAGGATCAACATAGATCGAACTGATCCCCTTGAGATGTGGTGGGACGCCACGGCGAAGCGCAACAACCTTGGGGATGCCCGATGGCTGCAGCGGGTCAAGAAGTTCTCGATCAACGGCTTCGAGGCACGCTGGCCCAACAAGCTAGAGATGGTTGGGAACAGAGCCCTGTGGAAGGACAAGGAGGTGCTACCCGACACCCACGATGCCAGTGAGGCCTGGAAATACGAGACTGACCAGGGCGACAAGATCAATCGAGATGACCCCAGCATCTGGGTGGTCGAGCAGCAGTGGTTCGAACTAGAGACAATCTACAAAGTGGCTGACCCCGAGAGCCAAAAAATCGTCACCTTCAAGCACGCTGAGTTCTCGAAGGTCAAGGACCAACTCGATGCCCTTGGCGTGAAGTATGTCAAGACCAAGAGCCGGGTCTACTATCGAGCCTACGCTGCCGGCAAGACCATTCTCGAAAACAAGAAGTCATCCTCGCAGACAGGCTTCACCTATCGCGCCATCACAGGCAAGCGAGATAGGAACAAAAACACTTGGTACGGCCTCGTTCGAGGCATGACGGACCCACAGAAGTGGGCCAATAAATTTTTTAGCCAGATCCTCCACATCATCAATGCCAACTCCAAGGGTGGCATCATCGCGGAGGAGGACGCCTTCGCAGATCCTCGCAAGGCGGAGGCGGAGTGGGCCAAGCCCGATGCCGTCACGCTGGTCAAGCCCAACAGCCTGGACAAGGTCCGTGACAAGGCCATGGCCCAATTCCCTGCCGGCATTGACCGCATGATGGAGTTTGCCATCCAGTCGATCCGTGACACTGGCGGCGTCAATCTTGAGATCCTCGGTATGGCTGACCGCAACCAGCCGGGTGTGTTGGAACACCAGAGGAAGAAGGCCGGTTACAATATTTTGGCTCGCGTCTTTGACAGCCTTCGAAGATATCGCAAAGAACAGGGCCGGACGTTGCTGGAGTTCATCCAGGAACATCTCACTGATGGCCGCTTGATCCGCATCGACAGCGAGCTTGGCCCCCAGTACGTCAAGCTGACGCGTAACAAGGCAGTGGTGACCTACGACGTGGTCGTGGACGAGGCTGCCTCCAGTCCCAACCAGAAGGAGGAGGTCTTCGCCGTCCTGACGCAACTCATGCCCTTCCTCACCCAGATTGGCATCACGCCACCCATCGACACCATCGACTATCTGCCACTGCCGGCGACGTTGTTGGCCAAGTGGAAGAAAGAGATGGCTGAGAACAAAGAAAATCCCGAGATGCAGCGCATGCAGCAAGAGATGCAGCAGATGCAGCAGATGTTGGCCAAGGCCGAGATCGAGAAGGACTTCGCCAAGGCGGAACTCGACAAGGCCAAGGTTGCCCTCACCCAGGCACAGACGCAGACGGAGTTGGCCAAGACGGACCTCGACGCCACCAAACTGGGCATCGAGGCCAACAAGCTCGAAGTCTCGATGGCGCAGCACGACGACCACATGGGCAAGGCTCGCGAGGACCACGGCGACCGTATGGGCCTTGACCTCCTTAGGCACGACGACGGCATAGCTGACCGGGCCGAGGAGCGAATGGTTGCTGGTGCCAGGGAAGTGGCCAAGACAGAAATCGAGGAGATGAAGATCGAGGCCTCTCGTCCTCAGGAGGGGGTGGGTTACGAGACCGGGCCGAGGTTCTAGACTATGGCCCTCAACACCATGCTCAACACGAACACCAACGTCCCCTCGTGGGCGGGGGACGCTCTTGGTGT